CGCCCGGATCGTCCCGATGGACAGGGGCAACAAGACCAGCAACATCAACGAGACCCCAAAGCACGACCCTTGGAACAAGGCCGAGGTCTTTGAGATCTGGTGCAAAGAGAACAAGAAGGTCTACTGGTACGCAGTCGGCTCCGAGGTCATCCTTGATGTCAAGGACGACCCGCTGCAACTAGATGACTTCTTCCCGTGCCCGAAGCCTCTGGTGGCGAACGCGACCACCAGCAACTTCATGCCCCGTGCGGACTATGTGTTCGCGCAGGATCAGTTCAATGAACTGGACGAGATCAACACCCGGATCACATGGCTGACCCGTGCGGCCAAGGTAGCTGGCGTCTATGATAAGTCGGCTGGCGATAGCGTGGGCCGGATGTTCTCGCAGGCCGCTGAGAACCAGTTGATCCCTGTGGATAACTGGGCGATGTTCAGCGAGAGCGGCGGGATCAAGGGCAAGGTTGACTTCGCGCCGATTGATCAGGTCGTGAACTGCATCGAGCGCCTGCGCGGGTACCGCCAGGACAAGGTGATGCAGATCTATGAGGTCTTGGGTGTCTCCGATGTGATGCGCGGCAGTTCCAAGGCCAGCGAGACGGCCACCGCGCAGCAGATCAAGGCCCAGTTTGGCTCGACCCGTGTGCAGTTGATGCAGTTCTATATCGCTGAGTGGATCTCGCACGCGCTCAAGATCAAGGCCGAGATCATCTGCAAGCACTGGCAACCGGAGACGATTGTTCGGCGCAGCAACATCGAGCGCACGCCTGATGCCCCGCTGGCGGGTGCCGCGATCCAGTTGCTCAAGGATGAAGAGATGGCCGAGTACCGGATCTCGGTCGAGGCTGACTCGATGGCCGCGATGGACTGGGCTGAAGAGCGTGACGCTGCTGTGCAGTTCCTGCAAGGCATGGGCGCGTACATCTCGCAGGTCTACCCGATGGCGCAGCAGACTCCGGGCGCTGGCCCTGTGCTGATGAAGCTGCTCCAGTGGGGTCTGGCGAAGTTCCGGGTGTCGTCCGAGATCGAGAGCGTGATTGATCAGGCCGTTGCCGCGATGCAGCAGGCGATGGCGCAGCCTCCGCAGCCGCAGGGGCCGACGCCTGAGCAGCAGATCGAGCAGGCCAAGTTGCAGCTTGAGGCCGAGAAGATCCAGAGCAACGAGCGGATCGCCGCGATGGAGGCTCAGTCTGATCAGCAGATCGCTGCGCTGAAGGCGACCATTGATCTCCAGAAGATCGAGATGAAGGCCAAGTTTGATCAGATGGCCGCGCAGTTCGATCAGTTCCAGCAGATGATGCAGATGCAGACGCCTGAGATCCAGGTCGAGAAGGTCGCGGGGGCGCTGGAGCAGACGGCCATGAGTAACGAGGCCATGCGCGAGCAGATGCAGATGATGATGCAGCAGATGGCCCGCAAGCGCAGGCGCATCCCGATCAGGGATCAGAACGGCGACATCCTTGAGGTGCGTGAGGTCGATGATGATGAAGAGGACGACCTCTTGCCTGGGGCGCAGCTTGCGATGAATGGCGGTGTCCCTGATCTGCCTCCAGCTATCTCAGGCGCTGGCCCTGAACTCCAATCGTAAGGAATGAGCTATGGCGAATGCCATCTACCCCAAGTACAAGGAAACCATCCTTGGCGCGGCCACCAACACCAACCTGCTGTCTGGCACGGTCAAGGTCGCTCTGGTCGATACGGGCGTCTACACCTACAGCGCCGCGCACCAGTTCCTGACCTCGCTGACCGGCGTTGTCGGCACCGCGCAGACTATTGGTGCAACCAAGTCTGTGACCAACGGTGTCTTTGATGGCGGCGATGTCACTTACACCGCAGTGACGGGCAACACGGTAGAGGCGCTGGTCATCTATGTTGACACTGGGTCTGCTGCGACATCTCCACTGGTGGCGTACATCGACACAAGCGTGACGGGCCTGCCTGTGACTCCCAACGGGGGAGATATCACAGTGACCTGGAACGCTTCCGGCATCTTTGCACTGTAAGGGGCTGAACCGTGGCCGATAACGTACCTATTACCCCCGGCTCTGGCGTTGACATCGCCACGGATGAGGTCACCGGCACAGGGGAGCAAGTGCAATTGTTCAAGCTTGCCATTAGTACCGATGGCAGCAGGACGCTTGTGCCTGCGGATGCCAGCAATGGCATGCTGGTCGATGTCAGCCGAGTTCAGGGTCAGGTTCAGGTTGGCGATGGCACCAACGCTGTCAGCGTCGATACGTCAGGCACTGACGGTGAGACAAACGCCGTCAATCAGTTGCACACGCAGGCGAGGCTGTACGGATTCAACGGCACGACATGGGATCGTATTCGCAGCAGCCCAGCGACATTTAAGGGAGCGCAATACACCGCTGCACAAACCGGCACCGCGCTCTGGACGCCTGCCTCAACTAAAGCGGTCGTCATTACCTCGCTTCAGATTCAATCGGGTGGTACAAACTCGGGCACTTGCATTTTGTGGTTCGGGGCTAGCGGTGATACGTCCTACACGCGAGGCACTGATGCCGCTGTGTTTGATGGTGAGTTTGTTCCAAGCGCGACTAACAAACCCGGCGTCATCATGTCGTTTCCGACCCCGATTCGAGGGACGGCTGACTATGTGCTGCGCGTGACAACAACAGGCGCACAGACGGTGACGTTCACTGTCTGGGGCTATGAGATCTGATGGCGACCACGTTTTACATGCGGACGCTGGCCTCACCATTGGGGGGCGCGGGGCAGTTGTTGGCAAGTCAGATGCGAGGCAGGGCGGCTACAGGTTTAATCACAACGACCGTAGCCAGTGGAACCGACATCCAAGTCACGCAAACAGCCGGAGGACAGGCTCTTGTGTGGTTTACTCAGCCGATTGCGCAAGCCGTAACGCTTCCCGGAACTGCTAGCTCAATAACACCCAACATTCGTGGCAATGAGTCAGCCACTTCAGTAAATGCTGGTGCGGCCATTACGATTGACAGGTGCGATAACTCCGGCACGGTTATCAGCAATATTTTGACCACCACGGAGATTGGCGCTGAGTGGGGTACAGCTGAATCAACAAGGTCTCTTGGCTACTCAGGAACCGCCACTACGCTTGCAGTTGGGGATCGAATTAAATTTACACTTAGGGTTGTCAACGTCGGAACAATGGGGGCGGGTACAACGAACTACTCAATAAACGGCGTGACGACTGCTTCTGCTGGAGATACTCGCGTCGTATTCACTCCAGACATCATCACCGACGAAATCATTGAGATCAACCAGTACCAAGGCGGCGGCACCTACGGTTATAACTGAGGCAACTATGGGCTACGAAATTTGTCTGGGCGCGTATGCGACAAGCCAAGAGGCGTTAGACGCAAAGGCGTCGCGCCCTGAGCCGGAAGAACAACTGGCCGTCATTCAGGACAATTACGACCCCGAGCATCCATGGCGGGTTTGGTGGTTTAGGCCTGCGGAAGCGTAACGCGCAATGTCTTTGCTTCTGTTATTTAAGGGTGGAGGTTCTCCAACACAGAACCTTGATCCTGCTCGCGTTGACAACAGCAACACCTTTTATGGGCCGACAGTCACGCAGGGTACGACTCTGCTGCCTGCGCGATATGACAATGCCAATGCGTTCTACAGCCCTACAGTAACGCCCGGCGCGGTAACGCTGACTCCTGCGCGTTACGACAACGCACAGGCTTTTTACGCACCGACCGTCGCCCGAGGCACGGTCACGCTGCTGCCCGGTCTGTACGAGAACACACAGGCCTTCTACAGCCCGATTGTCACGCAGGCCGGTGGCACGCAGTTCTTGCTGCCTTCGCTGTTCGTCAACAGCAATCAGTTCTTCGCTGCGGTTGTTACGCAGCAGAATCAGCCTGTCCTGCCGATCTCTGATGTCGGCGCGGAGGACGGCAAGCGCCGCAAGCGCCAGAAGAAACGTGACCGCACGTTTGAGGAAGAAAAGCGCAGGCAGGAAGAACTGCGTGAGCAGATCCTGCGTGCCGTCGAGCCTGTCACGCAGAGCGCGAAGCCTGTTGTGGTGGCGCAGGAGGACGACAGCGTTGAAATCGTCCGCTCGTATGGTGCGCCGATCAAGATTGATGTGCCCGGTTTCGATGCTGCTGTTATTGCGCGTCAGGTCGCCAGTGTACTAGAGGCGGCGCGTGTCGAGGCGACAATGGTGCGTCAGAGGCAGGAGGCTGTCGCTGCTCTGGCCGAGTTGAACGCAAGAATTCAAAAGAAACTCAAGCAACGCAGAGATGATGAGTTGCTTTTATTGATGGACTGATGCCATGACCACGCTGATGAATGCTTTGCAGGCTCGCATTGAGGCTGCTGTGAACAGGACAGGTACTTACAACGAGGCCTTGCAGAACCTTGCGAACCTCTATGGTGTGCCTGCTGGCGAGACTGGCTCCAGGCTCATCCCGGTGGCGCAAAACTTTGACCCGACGATCAACAACGCGACAGCGGCGCAGAACCATCTGCTGTACAACAGCGCGAACGTCTCTGGCGGCATCCCTGCGATGGGCATGGACTTCACCAGCGGCATGCTCGACTCGCGTGTGACGTTCGCAAGGGCCAGCAGCGCGACGGTGACGAACAGCGAAGGACTGATTGCGTATGCGCCGCACAATCTGCTGACGTACTCGCAAGAGTTTGGCAATGTTGTGTGGACGAAGATAAGCAACGGTGTTGGGACAATTCCAACTGTAACGGAAAATGCAGGAACTGCTCCTGACGGAACCCAGACCGCTGATCTTGTTCAGTTGCGTCTCAACGGAGGAACAACAACTTCAGATTTTTCTAGCATCTATCAATTAGCTAATGTCACAAGTGGGCTTTCTTATTCTTTGTCTTTTTGGGCAAAAAGCTCAGACAGCATTTCTAGTTATTTAGTGCAATTCCGTGATGATCAGTCGTCAACTGTAGCAACGACGGTAACTGTTACTGGATCTTGGCAAAGGTTTACTTTCTCTGGAACAGCGGTAACCACATTACTAAATTTTAGATGGTGGCTCCGTGGAGCGCAGGGGACAAGTAACTCGGCAGACATTTATCTCTGGGGCGCTCAACTCAACATCGGTGCCTTGCACCCCTACTACGTCAGCGTAGCGACGGCATACCAAGCCCCGCGCTTTGACTATGACCCGGTGTCGCTGGCCGCTAAGGGCTTTCTGATCGAGGAGCAGCGGACGAATCTGCTGATTAACAGTGGCGACTTATCAAGCGTCGCTACAACAGGTACGGCTGTACGAACCCCTAATCAATTGATAGCTCCAGATGGTACTTTAACTGGAAGCATATTTACTGGTAATGGAGTGCCAGCGATAGCGACGCAGACTGCTACGGCAACTGCCTCCACGATGACTTTCTCGTGTTATGTGAAGGTAGGGGTATCAAGTAGCAGATCCACCTATCAATTTCTTATGCGGAACTCTACAACCGCAACAAATTTCACAATAAGCACTTTTTCTGTCTTAGATGGCTCAATCACAGGGTCAGGCTGGTCTTCTGCCTCTGTAGGAAATAACTGGTATCGACTGACATATACCAATAGTGTTGCTCAGATTATCAATGTAGGCGATCTTATAACCTGCTATTTCGGAGCTATCGGCGGCATTACCTACACATCAGCAGATTCTTGGGGAGTTTGGGGCGCTCAACTGGAAGCAGGCGCATTCTCCACCAGCTACATCCCGACGGTAGCCGCTCAGGTCACGCGGGCGGCTGACGTTGCGAGCATGACGGGGACGAACTTCAGCAGTTGGTACAACGCGACTGAGGGGACGTTCTTCGTCAACTTCAGAACC